CGCCGAAGGCCTCGGCCGCTTGCGCATCTTCGGTGGCCATGGTTAGCCCAAGGTCGCGAGCCTGCTGTTGCAGTTCCTCGATTCCTTGGGCACCATCCTGAAGCATGGGGAGAAGTTGTGTTCCGGATTTCCCGAAGATCGCCATTGCGGTCGCGGTCTTGAGCGTCGGATTGGTGATTTGCGACATCCGATCGGCGATGAGCTTGAATTGCTCGTCGGGGGATAATTTCGAAAGCTGTGCAACACTCAGTCCGAGTGATGCGAGTGTTTCTTGGGCCGACTGCGATCCAGAAGCCGCTTCAAAGAGCATTTTCTGCATCTTCTTGAGCGATCCTTCGAGCGTCCCCAGGTCAGCACCGGATTGCTCAGCCGCGAATCCCAGTTCCGAGAGGGCTTCGACCGACACGCCAGTGCGCTGGCTCATATCGACCATGTCGCTCCCCATGTCGGCAAACACCTTGGCCGCACCAGCCAGAGGGGCGACGATTCCAGCTCCAAGCATCGCCATTTTCGTGCCGATCCCTTGGAGGCTTTTGCCAAAGGTATCAAGCCGCTTTGATGCATCATTGAGTCCCTTCACCAAACGAGAGTCCTTGGTGAAAAGCTCGATGTACGCTGAACCGGCTTTGATACTGGAGCTTGATGCCATCGTTACTGTTTCTCTTGCATCCGATCAATGAAAACGTGTTTGAGAGCTTCGATCCCAACCATCGTGCGTGGTTGGCTTTGTTTCTTCCCATGCGGATTGAAATCCGATGGGTGGTAGGTCTTCGAGCGTTTGGCATCGCGATGGACGTTGGCAAGCATCGCCAAAACTGAGGAAGTGTGTGACCACAGCACCTGGCTTCGCGCTTCGCCCATGGCGATTAGCTCTCGGAGGCTGAATGGTCCGGGGTCACAGCCGAGGACTCCGGCCAAGTGCCAGACGAGCTGATCCACTTCTTCGCTTCGGTTTCGGGGTCGATCGAATCGAGGATCTTCTCCGCGTGGCTCAGAACCTTGTCCCTGACAGTCTTGCCCGCTTCGATCGCCTTGCGGAGACTGGCTCTCGCGCGAGCATCGGGGAAAAAATCGATCAGTTCCTCCACGAATGCATCAGCCGCTTGAGTGATCGCATCTCCAGCCAATGCTCGGCCAAATTCCTCATCGCTGATCGATTGCTTGTCGGCTTGATCTTTGCACAAGCAATACAGCACATCAGCCAGAGTGACCGGATCGGAGACGAGCTTTGATAGAGACTTGAACCCGTCGTCGACCAGTGCATACAGGTCGATCCCCAACAAACCTCGGATCCGTTTAACAGCCGCAACGTTGATCGCGACTTCCCACGTGCGTCGGGAGTTATCCACAAAACTGTGCATTTCTTAAATCCCCAAAGATCTGATGGCGAGGAAAAGGTTAAGCGATCGTCATCCAGGTGGGCGGATTGATCGAATAGGTTGGCTTGGCGGTGACCGAAACCGTGATGGCCTCTTCGAGGGCTTCGTCGCGAGAGAAGCTGGCGATGCGGAAAAGGGCGCGTAGTCCTTGGGAACCGCTGCTGCCGACGCCGCTGATGAGCCCATCCATGATTGCGAATTCAATCGTGGTGTTGTTCAGGAAGGCATCACGAATGGCGGTGAAGTCTGCGTCAGCCGTGTCCCACACCATCTCGAATTCCAGCGAAGCATCCTTCAGTGTGCCTACCGTTGCACGCCAGCCGTTATTGCCACGCGTGGACACGTCCGCTTCCCCTGTTTCCAGATTGAGTGTCAGGTCACGGACATTCCCGATGATGTCCCACGCTGGGGTGGCAAAGGTTCCCGTATTGCGGTAGAGCTTTGCATCTAATCCAAGTTTGGCTGGCATATTGGTTTCTCCTTATCGAATGCTGTTTGCCCACATCGGAGGCAAGCGGTCTTTGACTTTCTCTAACGCCGGTCCCATAAACGGTCGTTTGGGGTAACGCTCTCGACGGAACCTTCCCCCAAACTCATGTGCCTTGCCGGCTGCTCCCACGACATCAAAGTCTGGTCCGATAAGAGCCACACCTCGCTGTTTGTCGAGCGAGTACATGATCGACCGTTTCAGCTGACCTCGACGAGTATTGGGTGGTGTCCCCGGCATTGCGGCCGACTTACGACGCCGGATCGAACGCCGAGCGACCAATCGAATCGACGCAGCCGCATGCCCCAGGCTTTTGAAGTTGCCTTGCTGGGCCTTGGCTTTGACCTTGTCGAATGAGTTTTTCGTGGTGACTTTGGCTTTGATCATGCTTTAGGGTGCCGTGAATCCTTGTGCGTTGACGTAGACCGCAGCACCGGTGGTGATGCACGCGAAGTTCATCGCAGTCGCAGCAGTCGTCCTGAGAGGGTTCTCGAAGATGATCTCAGCCATCGGGGCATTGGCTGGCAAATGACCTCGCCAAATGATCGTGGCACCATCCTTGAGCACGATTTCGGTGGCGACCGCTGAGTTGTTCGAGAGCTGCATCGAGCAGATGTAGCGGCGAAGTCCTGCACCTGCTGCGGCAACGAGTGCGACATCGGTCGTGTTGATAACGCCGCCTGCGACCGAGACATACGACCATTCGAGTTCGGGGATCTGCCAGGGCCGAGTGACGAGTACGCCTTGCAGGGTCGTGACTAGATCAGCAACGTCTCCGGAGGCGACGCTGGCATACGCAGCCGTCAAGGCGCGACCGGCCACGCGAACTGGACTGCCAGCGACGACCGCATCGTGGGCCGCTTGGCCGGCGACGTTGGCCGTCACCGTTCCGATGTTGGTTGTGGTCGCAGTGGCTCCGGTGAGGATCACTCCCAAGCCTTGTCCGACGACCGTTTGCCCTCGGCCTGCCGTGATCTCGGCGGTCAGCTCTGCGTAGTCTTGGCAGTTGATGAACTGGGATTGGAGGTTGATGTTGGCTGCTGGTGCGGCTGCTAGAGCGATTTGGCCTGAACCGGCGACGTAGGCACCACCGAAAACAGATCCTGTCAGATCCAGGGTATTGGCATCGATGACCGTTGCGGAATAATTGCCACGAATCGCAGCTCCATTGTTGGTTACACCATTGAGATACTCCACCCAAATCGTCGGAGTCCCTGTGTATCCATGGGCAGTCGACGTGAGGCGAATGACGTTGCCAGGTCCAGCAACGGCACCTGTCACAGCTCGGAATGCTTGGTGATTCATCGAGCGGATTCGGATCTTGTAGAGCGCCGTCGGGTCCGGAATCTGCTGATGACGGACATACGAGTTCGATCGACCGTTTGTGGAGTCCATCGCTCGAGAGTGGAAATAGCATTCGTCCGAGAACGGCTCGAGTTCGAGAATCGAGTAGGTCGCGGTGGATACGATGGCGGACGCTGCCGAAGCAATAGGGACCAAGCCACCATTTTGCACGCTGTAGACCATGTTGGTCACGGTCGTGTTGGCTGCACCACCGATGTCGATGTTCAAGCTGTGTTTTCCATCCGGAATGCCCGTGGCAGGATCCACCGAAACGGCTTCGATAATATGGTGCGTGTTGGCTTGTCTAGTTGCACCCGACTGCACAGCGATCATCGCTCGGAATGGAATCGTGAATGTTTCACGCGATAGCAGTTCGACGAATCCACCTGCGGTCGTTCCCGAAGCGATGGTCAAGACTCCGGCCGATACGTTCGCTGTTGAACCCCCGCTGGCGATCAACTCCCAAAGATCGGTCAGTGGACGAGTCCACGAATCGCGGAACTTTTTCTGGATTGATTTGACCTTGAACATATCGTCCAGGTCATCCAGTCCAGGGATGTCGCGCGTGACTCCCCGAGAATTGGTGAACTGCATGCGGTATGGGCCAACATCACCGGTAGTCATCGGCTATCTCCAAAGGCGAAAGGTGAGAGTCAAGACGCTCGTGAATTGACGCAATTCCTGCAAATGATCCAGCGCGTAGACCGGTGTGTTTTCGACGTTCATGCATCGAGCACCTGGGTAGCTCGCGAGCGGATTGGTTCGAAAGTAATCCCCGATCTCTTCGGCCAAGAGCATCAATGCATCGATGGTTGCGATCTCGTTGGCGACCTTCTTTTGAATCGCAACATCG